TGTCTTCATAGTTTCTGGCAATTATGTGATATTTTTTGCCCATTTTACCTCTTTCCCGATGAAATCAAATTTATATCTCCTTTAGCCACCTACAGCAACTCACGTAATGAATATTTGGTGGGTCATTTTCAAAATTACAATTTTTCTCATCAATTTTACATATACATTTTGATTTGTTTATTATCTCACCAATGTCACTAACAAATTTATGATATGGACAGCGCCTTTGATCTATTGGTAATTTATCAACTAAAAATTTCATGAATTCTCCAATAAAACTTAGTTTTCGTCTGTTACTAGCGTTGCCCACTCATTAACTCGATGACATAGACAACCATTATTTTTATCTGCATATTCCTGAAGTTTCGGTAAAATATTACTAACGCACCAGGAACTTTCATTTACATGAAATTCAATCATGTCTTTATCCCAATCTTCTGGAACTTCGATTTCTACATCTATCGGGAATCTAATAGTTACTGTTTTCCAGTTCATATCTTTTCCTCATCAAAGACTTGTTTTTGTGTTCATATGCTGTTCATTCATATTTCGCCTTCAATCTCTCAAGTTCCGCCAACTCTTTCTTCTGCTTTTTTTCTTCTTTCTCGGCAGCTTTCCTCGCATCCTCTTCGGCAGATAATATTTTGTTAAATTCTTTCATTGATTTCTCGGAACTACGACCATCGCATTCGCTCATATATTGATAAAAAATATCCTGGGCAATTTTCTTCGCAAGATCTTTATCCCTTTTATTAAGATTCACATATACTCTTATCCAGTTATATCTTCCATCGATATAATTACTCCGTAAATATGGTGACTGATATATGTCAAAGCCCTCATCTATACGACAAGGCTCTGAATCATCACTTTTGAATACAACCGAAAACTCATATTTTACTGATACGCCTGATAAATCCGCTTGATTATCAAGACATCTAATTTCATGAATATCTAGTTCTTCTGAAGGGTGACTTACAACATATTTTTCTGCTTCATCTCTGGTAGTAAAATAACCATATATTTGCCAATCACTATAGTATGCGTACATTACAAGATAAATTGTTTTATCCATTACTATTCCTCTTTGTTGCTAAGAATTTTGCATATCTCTTCAGTTACTTCCGACACTTCCTCATATCTAGAATCGTGTAAGACCCACTCTCTTAATTTATTTGGATCTTCAGATATAATTTTTCCCAGATTTTCGAAAATCCGCAGCAATTTTCCAAAAGCAATTTCTTTCTTAAACAGTTTATGATAATCTTTTTCTTCAAGATACAACTCAAATTTCTCATATTCAGTTCCAATATCTTTATAAGTAATATTCATCCTATATTCTCTTTTCTCGCTCTATCAGCCAGCTCATGAACGCTCGGAAGATGATCTCGAATTTTATGAAGTTGATTAGCTATCTTATTACATTTATTACCAATATAAAGTGTCACTTGCCATTCAACTTCTTCTATTGAACTCATTCCATTATAATAAAAACTTTCAGCAATTAATTCTGGGTATATCATACAATCCCATACAGTATCTTTTTTCTGAATATATGCTATTGTTTCACCGCCAGCAGACCATAAAAAAGCGCGTTCACCATTATTGTATTCTTTCCAATATGAGTCGTTTAACATTTAACAACAATCTCAACTTTCTTATATTGAGAATCCTTCTTCGGCATAAACTCCAAACAGGGTTCCAATTCACCCTGACAGTTCCAATACTCATGAAGGAAGTAATCGCATTCCCGACATGCATTACAAGCATCAGTTTCAGGATTCCAGCCTTTCTTACACATTAAAGAATCTCCTTTTATTATTTTCTCCTATTCCAGAATCCGATTGCTTCTTCTTCTGTAAAATATTCTCTACCATAGTAGCAGTCGGCTGCGATTCGCATAGTTGCGGGACAAGAATTACATGATATGCTCCAATCAAAATAATGGCAGTTTCCATCTACATAACTAATCTTTTCAATTTTAGGGTCTCCACCACAAAAAGGACAATTTTTAAGATTCATCAAACAACCCTCATTCTTTTCTTAGCCCCATCGGCAAAATACTTTGTACTATATTATCTATACATAATTTTCGCCCAGTAGCTTCCCAAGTTTTTTCTACTGTATCAAAATCACAAGAGTGCTGAAGTGTCTTGCCACTATCCATTAAAATGCAATACCAATTCAATTCTGTGTCTATATATGTAACTACTCCATATATATTTGACTCTTTTAAATGAATTATGTCTCCAACTTGGAAAGATGTATCTAAACATTTACTTTCTAAATAATCCTCTATAGTTTCGTTATCTATATATCCAGTTGGATCATACCAATCGGCAAAATCTTTTAGCCATTTATATAATCCAACATCGGAAGTATTAATTACTCTTTTAAGTCTTTCTATATTTGTCATTTAAACTCCTTCCAAGAAAATAATCCAATGTATTTCATGTATAACCACTTTATTCCTCAATCCAATCTGTTAATGATTTATATACAAAGCTTTCAAATTCCTTATATATCTTAGGTGCAGCAGTATATATTTCGTCCATCAAATCACTCAGATTATCAATAATAACTTGGAAGTCTTTTTTATATTCATCAACTGTTTTTGGTATTGGTTCTACTTCCAATCCAACAACATATGTATCTTGTCTTTGTTTAATTACATTCATCAAATAACCCTTTCATTCACCCTCCCATCTGAACAAGTTCGGAAACATGTTCTCTAATTCATTCTCTGTAAATACTTTATCTACATCAACTGCATTATGCGTCCACCAATCAACTTCGTTCCAAGCTTGTCCATCCAGAGGCCCATTACGAATTTCTTCTTGTTCCATATGGGTAAAGAAATCAATATATTCTTGTTTTGTATGTTTCATTCTGTCTCCTAGCTGCAATGCTCATCACGGCTTTTTCATTCCGCAAAGCCTAAACCATCCGCCGGGAGGAGCAAATATATTTCCATCTTCTTTACCAAATGAAACGGTAAAGTCTTCTTCTGTATCAATAATTCTGAATCTTTTTTGAACAGTATCCGTATTATCTAGCTGCGTATACATATCATCGAATGCCCATTCTACTGCTTCTCTAATGGTGTTAAAATGTCGTAACGTGTTAGAATCAAGACACCCAGGTTCAATATAAGGAATAATTGTCATAAACATTTTCTCCTCATTAAGTAATCTTTTATCTATGGACAATCTTTCCTTCAGGGACAAGCCAGTCATATCTTATAACAATTTCATTACCGATCCATTCTTTTGGCAATGTAATAAAAAGACTTTCTCCCTGGTAGTCACGTAATATAATTTTCGTGTCATAATCATCTTTATTTTTCATTAAAATTTTTACATCACCACGAATAGATTCGAGAATACTAATATGATTATCTTTCAATTTAAATATTTTTATTCGTGGCATTAAAAGTGGCGCATCACTCATTTTTATCTCCTATTTCTACAAATTCTTGATACCAATCCAAATAGTGTTTTGCATTGCCTATATGCTCTTTACAAAAATATGCTGGTATGCCGTTTTTATATGCAATAATATGTGGATCTTTTTTATCAAGATATTTATTACAAGTCAAACACCTTCTGAAAACTCTGTCCGTTATTGACATTTTTTAACCTCAGTTATATCTACATCATCATTTATTAATGAAAAACATTTTGCTATTTCATACATCGCTCTGATATTTGGTCTTTCGTAGCTATACCAAGGGTAGATATAAATCTTACCTGTACTCCACATTTTTCTTAGTATTTCTTTCTGGTACGCAAGAAGCTTAATCCCAAGATAATCTTCGAGAAATTCTGTCGGGTCAATATCCTGTATGTTTGTTCCATCCTTCAATTCTACGATTTCTTCTTGGCTCATTTAGTTCTTCTCCCAGTCCTCCGGATTATACTGCTCACTCAGCCATACCTGGAAAGCTACTACCCTGGTTCTCCCAGATTTTCGCCATGTTCCATCGGGGTAATACCACTGTTCCCACGCCCAGATCGACGGATTTTCTTCTATGACGTGATCGCCAGATACGCATCCTTTTGCCATGTTACCGTGATTAGAAGAGGCGGATTCGGCCCAGCGATCGAAAGCGTAATAGATCTTATCAGAGAAAGATCCTTGTCTAGCCTGGTACGGCTCGCTG